AATGTTTGCTAATGAGAATACTGGAGCCGACGCTAATACTTTTATAACTCTAAAAACCCACCAAGGAGACACAGTACGAGAACGTGCGGTACTTGGGGCTGGCCTTGAAGGAACAAGCGGTGGGTATTTTAACATATGGACTCGTCCCAATGGCAGCGCCCTTACAGAAAAGGTCAGGGTCACTGGTGATGGGAACGTCCGTATCGGGAACACAACAACAACAATCACGGGTTTAACTCAAACAAACCTTGTTGTTGGTAGTGGTTCTGGCGGTGAGATTGTCGCCTATCGTGATGACAATGCAATCGTTGCAACTGACTTTGTTGGTGCTTTCCTATTCGGGAACGACGACAACAATGCAACTGAAGACCACTTTGCGGGTATGTGGGCAAAGTCTGCGTCAACAAACGGTAATATGAACATCTACTGGGCGGCTGGTTCGAACAACTACGAAGCAGGCACACCTCAGATGACACTGGATACGTCAGGCAACCTGCTTGTGGGCCAGACTACCGCAAGCGATAGTGCTGCTGGTATATACTTAGCAGGTGACGGACGTTCTACTATTAACCGTGATGGTGGCTTTGCGCTTCAGCTAAACCTACTCGGAACTGCTGACGGTGAAATTTTAAAGTTTCGCAAAAACGGCTCCACGGTGGGGAGTATTGGGGTTAGAGCAGCCGATAACTTATATATTAACTCTCCACATAATGGAATAGAATTTACCAACTCTGATATGCGCCCCATTGATGGGAACGGTGATAGAACTGACGATGTTAGTGATATTGGCGATCCCGATAACCGCTTCAAAAACCTCTTCCTCTCAGGCGGTGTATACCTCGGCGGCACTGTGGCGGCTAATAAGCTGGATGACTATGAGGAGGGGTCTTGGACTGTAAATATGTATGATGCCACAACTTCCGGCAATGAGTCTAGCACAAGTGTCACAGGGAGATATACAAAAATTGGTCAGCAAGTTATTTGTTCCTTTGATGCGTTTAATAATGTAAGTACATCAGGGTTAACGGCAGGTAACGGTGTTTACTTTACGTTGCCTTTTACAGCGTCTAGTACGGGTCGATCAGTCGGTTCCGTTCAAACAGACCTTGTAACTTTTCCAAGCAGCGGAACAATGGTGGTCACAAGCGTAGTTGATAATGCCAGTAGGGCGTCATTAAATACTTCAGGAAGCGGTACAGCAGATACTACGGTTAAAGTGCAAGACTTTAACGGGACAAGCTCGGATGTTGTAAGCTGGACGTTATCCTACAGAACAGCATCATAACCACCCCTGTTGGATTACAGGGTAGTCAGTCCATAACCATCAAAGGAGATAAACAGATGGCACTAACAGAAGAAACAGTACAAGACAAAATAGAAGTCGTAGGCGACTACAAGCACATCCAAGTGCGTACAGCCACGGTCATCAAGCGTGACGATGTTGAGATTAGCCGTAGCTTCTCACGCCATGTAGTTGCACCTAACGATGACGTTACAGGCGAAAGCACTGAGGTTCAGGCCATCTGCGCTGTAGTACACACAGACGCCGTTAAAGCGGCCTATGCTGCAATGCTAGAAGCACAAGAAACTTAACCCCAACCCCGAAAGGAGATCACAATGACAACTGAAGACAAAAAGGTTATCATCACGATCAACGATGTTGACTACACTGAAGACCAGCTAACCGATCAGCAGAAGGTGATGATTAATCATATCAACTCACTGCAACAGAAGATTGGCTCGGCTCAGTTTAACTTAGATCAGCTAATGGTAGGCAAGGATGCGTTTGTGAAGATGCTTACAGCATCTCTTGAAGCTCCGGCAGAAGAAACGGAAGTTGTAAACTAATGGAAATGGACGCGATCTTGAATATACTTTTTGCCGTAGTAATCAGCGGTCTTGGCTGGTGGATTAAAACACAAAAAGAGGAGCTTGACCGCGTCCGTATCCTACTCAATAGAACCCGCGAAGAACTGGCAAAAGACTATGTTAGTAAGGCCGACAGTAATCAGGTTCTTTCGCAAATTATGAATAAGTTTGATCGGCTTGAGGAGAAGATTGATAAACTTATGGCTAGGTAGGTAGAGAGGGGTGATGTTTTATGATCGAAGTTTTAGCCCTCGCTAGCGCCGTTAGCACCATCGCCGGAAGTATAAGTAGTGCCGTTCAAGCAGGTCGCGATGTAGGCTCTGTCCTGCCTGCATTTGGTAAACTAGCCAAGCTAGAAGCAGATATTGCCATTGCAGAACGGGGCCAGCACAAAGGCCCACTGGGTCGCCTCACTTCTACCGAGCAAGAGGGCTACGCCATAGCCGCTGCCAAGATAGCCCACAAACAAGCTATAGATAAACTTCGCTCAGATTGTCGGCTCTACGGTCCTCCCGGAATGTGGGAAACTGTTGTGCGCGAGCAGGCCGCAGCAAGGACGCGGCGAAGAAAATTCCTTGAAGCGGAGGCCGCAAAGAGGGACCGAAACTTTTACTTTTTAACTGTTGTGATCGCCGTGCTGCTTTTCGCAATCGGCACAGGCGGTTTATTCTGGGGCGCGGCTATACTTGCCGCAAATCAAAGGTAGGAAATATGACTGACCGGATGTATATACGACCTATGACCAATGACGAGCGTAGACGAGCGGAAGATCGCACCAAAGCCAACAACTTGTTGAAGTGTGTTAGCTGCGGCGGCCCATCTCGTGCTGAGTTCTGTAAGTTTTGTTTGGAGGAAGAGTAATGGGAATACTAGGTAAAATATTCGGGTCAGGTGACGTGATTAAATCCGGCATTGACCTGATCGACAGCTTTCACACCTCGACGGAAGAAGAAATTGCGGCGAAGACCAAAGCAAAAGTTGACGTGATGAACGCCTACGCTCCGTTCAAGCTGGCGCAGCGCATCATCGCCTTTTCGTTTACGTTCACGTACCTCTCCTGCTTTGGGCTGGTGCTTGCGTTCACACTAATGGATAGAGTGACGGACGCCGATAAGATCAATCAGGTGCTAGAGGACTTTCAGATCGGATGGGCAATGATTGTTATTCTCACGTTTTACTTTGGCGCAGGTGCGGCTGAAGGCTTCATGGATAAAAAGAAGGGTAAATAGTAATGTATAAACTATCACAACGCAGTCTTGATCGACTTGAAGGCGTAGATGAGCGCCTACAAGCTGTTGTCCGACATGCCATAAATGCCACAAAAACCGACTTCGGGGTTATCTGCGGCATGAGAACTCTGGAAGAGCAACGAGCCTTGGTCGAAAAAGGCGCGTCTCAAACCATGAAAAGTAAGCACCTTGACGGCCATGCCGTTGATTTAATGGCCTATATTGGATCAAGGGCATCTTGGGAATTAAATTTGTACGACGATATTGCGGACGCTATGGCCGAGGCTGCTCGTGAAGTTGACGTTCCAATTCGCTGGGGCGCTGCATGGACAGTGTCAAACATAGCTCAGTTCCACGGGGGCACTATGGAAGATGCTATGAATAGTTACGTTGATGAGCGCCGCTCACAGAATCGCCGCGCGTTTATTGACGGGCCTCATTTTGAGCTTATGCTGTAACTTGTTCGGTTTATTTGTAAAAATTAGATAACTCGAACAATTTATCGGTTTAAACCTAACACTGGTGCAAACCGAACTTTTGTGTATAATAACTCCAACTGGAGATTGCTGATGCCGTTACAGAAACTTCAATTCCGCCCCGGTATCAACCGTGAAACCACTTCGTATAGCAACGAAGGTGGTTGGTTTGACATGGACAAGGTTCGGTTTCGCTTTGGGTATCCTGAAAAGATAGGCGGCTGGATAAAATCATCTACTACAACGTTTTTAGGGACTTGTCGCGCACTTCACCCTTGGGTGGCGCTAGATGGCACGAATTACTTGGGCGTTGGTACACACCTCAAATACTACATTAACGAAGGAGGTGGTTATAACGACATTACGCCAATTCGCACAACCACTTCGGCTGGTGATGTTACATTCGATGCAAGCGCCAACACCATTTCTGCTAATGTAGCCGTTATTGACTCTGTGATTCCTCTAACATCATCTTCTGGCTTCCCATCTTCTGGCAGAATAAAAATTGGCAACGAAATAATAACATATGCCAGCTTGAGCGGTAATAACTTAACCGGATGTACGCGTGGTGTTAATGGAACAATTGCAGCAGGGCATACTTCTGGAGCCGCCGTAAATTGCGCTACAATTATCGTGACAGACACTGGCAACGGCGCTTTGGAAAATGACTTTGTGACTTTTTCTGGAGCCGCATCACTGGGTGGTGCAATTACAGCAGACGTGCTCAATCAAGAGTATCAAATAACACTGCGTATAAACGATAATAGTTACCAGATTGAAGCTCGCACTGTAAGCACAATTAACAGCATTACAACAACTACTGGCCTAAATCAAACGTATGTTTTTGCAACTTCAGCAGATTCTGGCAATGGCGGCGGTTCTATCGTTGGCGCATACCAGATCAACACTGGTCTTGATACAACCATTACAGGAACTGGTTGGGGCGCTGGTACATGGAGCCGTGGCGCTTGGGGTTCAGGTGCCGCCCTAACCTCATCAGGGCAAACTTTGCGTATATGGTCCCATGACAACTTTGGTGAAGACTTGCTGCTCAACGTGCGTGACGGTGATTTATTTTATTGGGACAAGACAAACGGAGTAGGCACTAGAGCTATTGAGATTGCCTCCATAGCAGGAGCAAATAAAGTTCCAACAGTAGCCAAACAAGTTCTTGTATCTGATATAGACAGGCATGTTATTGCCTTTGGATGCGACTCCGAGCTAAATCCGGGCGTGCAAGACCCTCTACTTATTAGATTCTCCGACCAAGAAAACATCCTTGAATGGCAATCACTTTTGAGCAACACCGCAGGCGACTTGCGTATCGGTTCAGGGTCCAAGATTATCACAGCCCTTGAAACTCGTCAGCAAGTCCTTGTATTTACTGATACTTCTCTGCACGCAATGCAGTACCTTGGACCCCCATACACATTCGGTATTAACTCAATCTCAGAGAATATCACGATTGCAAGCCCACTGGCCGCTATTGCCGTCGAAGATAATGTATTCTGGATGGGCGCTGAGGAGTTTTACGCTTACGGCGGTGCAGTCCAACGTATCCCATGCTCAGTTCGTGATTATGTGTTCTCTAACATCAATAACGATCAACTGGAGAAGGTAACTGCTGGCCTTAATACCGCCTTTTCTGAGGTAACTTGGTTCTATCCATCCGGTTCAAGCAGTGAGAACGACAGCTACGTCACATACAACTATGATCAGAAAATCTGGTATTATGGCTTGATGTCTCGCACTTGCTGGTTGG